CTGAAAGCAGAAAAGAAATATTCTATTGGAAGTCGCAAGATCGGCAAAGCCAAGAAGATAAATAAAACAAAAAGCCTTTTAGAATTTTTAAGAGATGGCAGCGAAAAAAAACAATGACCAGTTAGACCCAGTGGGTCAAATCCAGCAATACCTCAAAGAGCACAAGCAGGATCACTACAACTTTGAGACAGAGACGGATTATATTGTATCTAGCGGTAGCTTGATCCTAGACATGAACATGTCAGGAGGGCTTCGCGCCTCAATCATCCGCGCTAGTGGGGTTTCAGAAGGGGGTAAAACTTCTTGCGCCTTATCTTTTGCCAGAAACTTTCAAAAAGACGTCGACAATTCTATGGTCGTTTACGTTAAAGCCGAAGGGCGGCTGTCTCCCGAAATGACCGAAAGGTCAGGGGTAGACACTTCTGAAGAGAAGTGGTTTGTTTATAAATCTAATATTTTTGAAAGTGTTCTAACCTTAGTGGAGCATTTAATAAAAGATAACCCGACCAATAAAAAATATTTTTTCATAATTGACTCAATGGACGCTCTTGTTTCAAGAGGCGACGTTGATCGCTCTTACAGCGAATCTAACAAGGTTGCAGGAGGCGCAGTATTAAGCTCTAACTTCCTTAAAAGGATGGCTTTGCCAATTAGCACTAGAGGGCACATCTGCTTCTTAATCTCCCAAGTAAGAAGCAAGGTCAGCATTAATCCTTACGAAAAAGCCGACCCAAAGCTTACAAATGCTTCAGGAGGAAACGCCTTATTGCACTTTTCGGATTGGATTCTAGAATTTCAACCAAGATACAGCAAGGAGCAAATAAAAGACCCCAAAGCCACCAAGGAAGACGCTGCAAGCGGACACTGGTGCAAGGTAGTTTTCCGTAAGACCCCCAACGAGACGACAGGGATGGAAGTCAAGTACCCGATTAAATACGGTAGAACTGGCGGCAAAAGCATTTGGGTTGAGTATGAAGTTTTTAATACTTTGATTAAATGGGGCTTCGTAAAAAGAGCAGGCTCTTGGGTAACGGTTGATAAAAAACTGACCGAAGAGCTAAAATCTAACAATTTAGAAATGCCAGAAAAAATCCAAGGAGAAGACGCCTTTACAGCCTATCTCGAAGAAAACCCAAAGCTATGCGAATACTTGTTTCAAAAACTTAAAAGCGCATTGACTTTGGCAATATGAGACTCTTCAATATTAACGGAAGGCTCGTAAGCAAAAACGTAACTAAATACAGAGCAGATTGGGGCAAAAAGTGCAGATCAAAAATACAGTTCGCAGCGAAAAGCTTTTTCAGAGACTACTGGGAGAACCATATCTGCTACGAAGAATTCCCTGTCTTCGGAACAAGACTAAAAGTGGATTTGATAAATTTTACGCGTAAAATAGCGGTAGAAGTTCAAGGAGAGCAGCACAATCAATTTAATAAGTTTTTTCACGGCAACTCAAGGCAAAAATACCTAGACTCAATAAAAAGAGATATGAAAAAAATAAGCTGGTTAGAATTAAACGAATTCAAGGTCTTAGAAATAGATAAGGACGACATCCCAAACCTTACAAGATCCTATATTCTAGAAGGATTTGGAATAGAAATTTAAATATAAGTGTAATATATCGCAATGAGCAACAAAATACAGTACGGTACAATGCCTCAAAACCTACTCGACAACCTCAGCGAGATGTCGTATGGTGGCTACGTACTGTTTAGCTTTGACGGATCCGCTAAGCCACAGGTTCACTCTCAAATAGATGACGATTTAAACGCAATGTCTTTACAGTATTTTATTAAAAACTGGTCAGAGGCAATGGAGGAAATTTCAAGAGAAAGCTTTTTAAAAAGCATAGCAAGTAAAATAGACGGAAACGAGGAGGAAGATTACGAAGATGAGTGACACAAATATATCGGATTACTATCCAAACGAAAAAAAGAGCACAGAGCTTCCGGGATTTGATGCGCCCCCATCGCTAACCGCAGGAGAAGCTCCGGAACCAGCGACAGAAGCTCCAGCCCCCGTAAGCGACGCAACTCCTGAGGAGCGGAAAGAGTCTCTCGGGATAGCGTCAACTGAAGTAACTGATTTGGGAATAGATCTTCCAGACATTCCGCTTCCTGACGACGAACCCCTTGAAGAAGGAATCAAGGATGTTTTTGAAGATGCCGCTTTTAATTTCGCTATTGTTGGAGTTGGACAAGGAGGCTCGCGACTCGCAGAGTCATTCTGGAATCTAGGGTACAGAAGGGTCGGCGTTATAAACACCGCCCAGCAAGATTTATCCCTTATTAGAGTACCCGAAGAAAACAAACTTTTAATAGGAGAAGGAGGAGCGGGCAAAAACCCTGAAGTTGCAGATGAAGTATTCCGCACGAGGTACGAGGATATTCTCGATTTCCTCAAAAAGACTTTTGGAGGCGGATTTGAAAGAGTATTGGTTTGCGCGGGGGCTGGCGGAGGAACCGGCGCAGGAGGAGTAGCGAAAGTCATAGAGATTTGCCACGACCTCAACCAGTCCCTTGGCAAAGAGACAAAGGATACCGACGCCAAAGTTGGATGCATACTAGCTCTGCCGACAAGAGCAGAAGGGATCAAGGTTCAAGACAACTCCAAGAAAACCGTCAGCAAGGTACTAGACCTCCAGAAAGCAGGAGTGGTGTCTCCTTTGGTTATTTTGGATAATGAAAAAATCAAGCAGCTTTACCCAAGGCTGACGGTCAATCAGTTTTGGACCACCGCGAACAACAGTATCTGTTCGATTTTTCACTTGTTTAATAAAATCTCAGCTAAAGAATCGGCCTATACAACTTTTGATAAGGCCGATTTGGATACGATCTTTTCTTCTGGAATAATAATGTTTGGTGCAACGCCAATTAAAGACTTTTCTGATACTGGGATCTCTCATGCTATTAGAGACAACTTAAGGAAAAATATTCTCGCCGGAATAGACGCTTCGACAGGCAATATTGCGGCTTGCGTTATCATAGGGGATAAAAATTCCCTCAACAATATACCTCAGGCCAATCTAGAACACGGATTCGAGCAGCTTAGCCGGATAATGGGTTCTGGCTCTACGGTTCATCGCGGTATTTATGCAGGAGCAAAAGAGGGCTTGGCGGTTTACACTGCAATAGGAGGCTTAAAAGCCCCTTCCAATCTGTTCGATTACTTTTTCGAAGTAGACAGATTCTATAGATAGCAAATGTCTTTATATTCTATTCAAATTGAGAAGTACGTTCTTGGCGGGCTTCTCAAACATCCGGATGTTTTATCCGAAGTAGACAGTTACCTCACCTTGGCTGATTTCTACAACGAAGTTCATCAGTCCATTTTTTCTGTAATCAGAAATAGTCATATCGCAGGGGAAACTGTAGACAGGGTGCTCGTATCTAACAAGATACTAAGCCTAGGGATCACAGCAAAAGACGAGGTAGGCATATACGACTACTTGGAAGCGATAGAGCTTTCCGCGCCAAAGTCAAAAGCGATTCCGGAGTATTCCAGAGAACTAATAAAATATCGCATCAGAAGGGAAATAGACGAAACAGCAAGCGATATTCAGGATTACGTAAAAAATTCTAGAGAAGATTCTGCGGATGAAATTATAGCAAAATCTGATTCTATTTATTCCCAAAAAATCCTTTCTTACGAATTAGACGATAACCCCGAAAACGTATTTGAAAGCTTACTGGACGACGTAGAGGAAGCGGGAGAGAACCCTTCTGACGATACGGGACTAGTAACTCCCTATCCAGAATTCAACAGACTCTTCGGAGGGCTCAGGGACGCAAATATATACGCTATAGTTTCTCGTCCCGCGCAAGGGAAAACTACTTTCATAAATGATATCTGCCTAAAGACTTCCGTTATAAACAAGGTTCCCGCTTTGGTTCTCGATACAGAGATGTCTACTAAAGAAATAAAATTCAGAATGGCGGCGGCTGAAACAGGAATCCCGCACTGGTATCTGGAAACAGGCAACTGGAGAAAGAACGAAGAAATGTATAAAAAATTCAGAGACTACCAAGAGAACTTTGAATCTAAATTTAACGGCAGCAAATATTTCCACTATCATGTAAGAAACAAAACTGTAGACGAGGTCTGCGCAATAATTCGTCGCTGGCACATGAAACATGTCGGACGCGGAAACAAATGTCTTATTGCTTACGATTACGTAAAACTTACTGGTGAAAAAGTGGACAAGAACTGGGCGGAGCATCAAGCTATAGGCGAAAAAATAGATAAACTTAAAAGAATATCAGAAGAACTTTCCGCGCCAATCATTACCGCTATGCAGATGAATAGGTCAGGAGAAAGCCATAACAGGAACAGCAGAAACCTGACCGATGACAGTTCCGCGATTTCTCTTTCCGACAGGCTTCAATGGTTTGCTAGTTTCGTAGGGATATTTCGGCGTAAGACCCTTGACGAAATAGCGGTAGACGGACAGGACTACGGCACCCATAAACTCCTTCCTATAAAAACAAGATTCCAAGGAAAGGACGCAGCTGGTCACCAAGACTTAATTCGCAGACCTATCATAGAAGAGAATAACGGCGCTGAAGTCCATAGGGAAGAATGGTCTTATAACTATTTAAATTTTGAAGTCTCCAACTTTTCAGTTGAAAGTAGAGGGTCTCTCCAAAATATCGTCGACCAAGTTAGACAACGTTTTGATATCGCTGAGGAAAGAGTGGCAGGAGATGGCGATACTAGTTTATGAGTGACATAAGAGACATCCTAGACGACTTGGGATATGTCGTTCATGATAATGGCCGGGAGTTCAGAATGAACCCCTTGTATAGAGACTCAAACAGTAGCTCTGTTTTAAGGGTTTACAAAGACACTGGATGGTTCACTGACTTCAAAGCCTGCAAAGCGGGGCCATTCGAGGAGCTAGTCAGGCTAACTCTAGGAGTGCAAACTTTAGATCAGGCAAAGTCTTACATTTATAAAAATTATGATTTTGTCAAACCTAAGAAAAAACAAACTAAACTGGAATGCGATAAATTTTTACCTAAAGAGCTTTTACTCAATCTAGTTCAAGACCATTCCTACTGGAACAAAAGAGGCGTAAGCATAGAAACTCTTGAGCTTTTTCAAGGAGGGGTAGCTACTAGAGGCAAATTCTATAGAAGGTACCTTTTTCCCGTTTTTAACAGCAGAGGTAAACTGGTTGGGGTGACAGGACGAGACGTAAGCGGAAAAAACCCCATAAAATGGCTTCACCAAGGATCAACATCTAAGTGGGCGTACCCGCTTCAGATAAATTATAAAACTATAAAACAAACAGAAGAAATAATTATAGTAGAAAGCATTGGAGATATGCTTTCTTTGTGGGAGGCCGGTATTAAAAACTGTGTCGTCACACACGGAGTTAAACTCAGCCCTCGACTACTGTCTACAATTTTGAAACTTAACCCAAAAAGGATTATAATAGCTTTAAATAATGACGGAGGAAAAGAGGGTGCAGGAAACCAAGCCTCTCAGTCAATGCATAAAATTTTAACAAAACATTTCGACGAAGAAACCGTTCAAACAAAGCTTCCTGTAAAAAATGACTTCGGTTGCATGGATAAAAAAGAAATTTTAGAATGGCAAAACAAATAGAAAAAATCCTCTCGGCGTCTCGCCTTAAAACCCTAGAAACCTGCGGGTGGACTTATTGGTGCAACTACATCCTAAAACTTCCGCAGAAGCAGAACGAGGGAGCTCAAAGAGGAACCGTCTGTCACCTAGTGTTTGAGATGCTTGTTAAACCAAAACATAAAAAGCATTTTAACAAAATTACCAAAGAAGGAACAATTGACGGAAGCCCCGCAGTCGTCAGGCTAGTGATGAAGCACCTAACGGCGATGGAGAAATCCTCAGATTTGCCGATGACGAACGACGAAAACGTTAATTTAGTCAGGGACATGATAATGGTTGGATTAAAGTATGACTTTTTTGGATTGGGAGGAAAAGTCGACAATCCAGAATTTGAATTTTTACTCGAAAACGATGACCCGAAATACAAAATAAGAGGCTTCATAGACAAACCCGTAGTTTACAAGCGCGGCAAAAAAATAAAAATTGTAGACTATAAAAGCAGTAAATATAAATTCAGAGGCGAAGAACTTCGCTCAAACGTTCAAGCGATGACTTACACTTTGGCCGCTAAGAAGCACTGGCCTAAGTTCAAACCTACCGCAGAGTTTTTATTTTTAAGATTCC